TCTGCATCTGCCTTGTCTCCTAAACCTTTTACTGCTGGTAAAGCACTTGCAATTTTGTCTAATTCTGCAATACTTCTAGCATCGTCTTGTTGTTCTACTATTGCTTGCTCTGCCTTTTGTTTATTTTCTTCTTGAACTTTTGCTTCGGCTATAATTTCTTTACTATCTGGCAAGTCTAATAATTCTTCTAATTTTTTAGTCATTGTGTCACCATTATATGCTACTATTATTTATCTGTTCATATCCGAGGTGCTTAAATTCTAAATCGCATATTCTGTTAACAAGTTCAACTATTCTTTTATTCTTAAACAAAAAACTATAATCATTAACCCAAGGATTTGTATTTTCTTTAGGAAATGGTATTGTATTATTACCTAATATATCTTGTATGATAGAAAAATCTTTTTCTATTTGATCAAATCTTAAAACATAATCACAAGTTTTTGCTATTTTCCATTGTAAATTGTTTTGGAATTTTGTTTTTAAAGCGGTTGTTAAATAAGCAAAAAAATGCTGCCTTATTTGTGAATGGTTATGATTTTTTAAATCTGCATACCAAGGAAATTTTTCATTTCTACTTGTATGATAAAATAAACTAGCCCATCTATCATAAGGATTGCGTGTTACACAAAATTGAATTCCTAAGTCTTGGCCAAAATGTTTTCTTGTTTGTTTAGCAGTGATATGTAAATTACGTTCTGTTGTAGACTTTATTTCATAATTATTTGCTAGATAAAACCGTATCGAGGTGCCTCCTGCTTTTGGAATATGTAAAAAAGTAACTTTTTTTGGTTTGATAACCATGCAACTCATTATCTGCGTTTTCCTTGATGAAATATATCTCCTTCATTAACAATTCGAAAATATATTCCTTTTTGTTTACACCACTTGTATGCTGCTTCCCATTTTGCTTGATTTATAATCCAGTGCGCTTGATTTGCTCTGCTGCGGCCAAGTTTTTCTTTTTTTGTTTGATTTTCTGGCTTAACTTCTATTAGTTCAACTCTACTCTTGCCTTTTTTATCGCTATACGCAATAAGAAAGTCGGGCACGTATATAGTGCTTCTACCAGTTAATGGATTTTTATAAGGAATCTTTATACTCTCACTAGACCATTGAGTAACTGATGGGTGTTCGTCACAAAAACGACAAAAAGCAAATTCCCAACTGCTTCGATAAGTCGGGCTTCTATTGCCCATATATTTTTCAGGATTTTTTAGATTATACTTACCTTGAGCAAAGCGAGACATATCAATTTATAATATTCCTTGCTTCGAAATTGTCGGTATCGGGTTGTGTCTTATAACCTAGTGTGCTTATCTTTGGTCTATTATAATTAAGAACTTCGGTAACAAGTGCACTAAGTTGAACATCTGTAAGACCTTTTAATGTATCTAATAATTTAAAAATTTTTACATTATCAAGTTTTGCTTGTGTAAGTAGAACTGTTGCTACTGAAGTTGCAGCATTATTTTCAAAACCTCTTTTTTCAAAAAACCCAACAACAGTGTCAACATCATTTGCAGAAAAAGTTATCGGGTCAACAAAATAATTATTAAAAAAACTTTTTACTTCAGCGGCGCTGTCTGTTACAGGCGGCTTAGGTAAGTTAGAAGATTGTTGATCCATAATTATCCTCCTCCGGGCGGATTATTTGCTGCTTCGGCGGCTCTTATTTTTGTTTCATAAACTGAACTTGAAGTATCTACTTTGCCGCCCGATGCTGAATTACGTGCAGTAGCAGATGCGTTAGTACCTGGAGGAATAATGTTAACATTCGGATTAATTTCACTAGCACCTCCTGGAACATCAGTTCGCTGAGTTGCTCCGTTTTGTGTAATGTTTCCATTACCTGCTGTTTTTGGAAATACTGTATTTGCTATTCCAGCAACAGTACTATTGATCACTGCACCTCCAACATTAGCAAGTATGTTAGTACCTTCTCTACGTAGTGTTTCACTGCTTAAATCTTTTGCATTTTGATATGTGTTTACTGCTTCAATAATTGTGTCTAACCCTACCTGACCAGTTGCAACATCGTTAAACACTCCTGCTAGACCTTCTGCAACGCCTCCCTGTCCGAATAAAGTTGCGCTGCCGCCGCCTAACACAGTTAGAGAACTAGGCATGTTGTCGTAATGTATTTGTGCAAATCCTGTTGGGTCGCCTTCGCCTACTGCTCCTCTATCATAAAATACGCCTTCATAAGCAATAGTAATTTGATTCTGTGCAGTTCCAGATGCATCGTATGAGTCCATAGTGTCGTGCTGTATTTTTGTTATCATAGGATTAACTAGAGTAAAAGATGTATACGCATGACGTGACATTTGATATATAGTAACCTTACTAAAAAATGGTTTTTTGCTATCATTATCATATCCATATCTATATGGTATATCACTTTTATATAAATTTCTTGGACCAAATTCTGGAGCCAGGCTGTCTGTTGTATAATTACCGTCGGCAAAATAGTAACGATAATAACCTTCTAACATTGCTGTGGTAATACCTAAACTATCATCGTGAAACGTTATATTTACAGGATCGTATGATACACTTGTTTGTACGTTTTTGTTTCTGTTATATTGTTTTTTTGTTTCAACTTCCATGTTAATTTGAGGAAGGTCGGCACTTCGAACTAGGAGACCAAATTCTGTCATAAAAATGTTATTAAAACTAGTAGCAAATGCTTGGCCTTCTGGTGTTAACTGAAATGAAACATGATAAAGATATTTGGTCTTTGGTGATAATCGGTGCGCACTATGACTAAACAATTTGTTAGCATGTTGGAAATCGCCTAAATTGCCTTTAGGGTTTAATAGTCCTTGAGTTACATTGTTTAGGTAATTATTAATTATGTTAGACATAACATTATTTATTCGATATAAAAAGTGCGCAGATAATAAAAAAGGAGCCCGGAGGCTCCTTTTAAGAACTTAATTAAGATTAAGTTGTAGTTGCGCCGCCACCTGTGATAAGTGTGCCAACTTCACCGCCTAATCCTCGACCAACGTTTGTACCAATACCACTACCTTGTGGTGTTTGAATTGCGTTGTCGTAACGTATAGCAAGTGTTACTGTTACTGGTTCGTTGTTAGCGTATGCTAATGTGTTGTAGTTTGCGTTTTGTATAAAGCAACCATAAAGTTCAAAGGTTTCTAAAATACCGCTATCCTGTGTAGGAGCATATGCGCCGTTACCACCATCTAGTATTTCTATTCTAGTAGTAAACTTGTAGTCAATACCTGATGCTGCCGCAGACTGCTCGTAAAAGTCGAACTGCTTCTGTAGTTGCTCGCCTACAAGTTTTTGTATGCTTCCAGTTACATCTTCACGTAAGTTTAATGTAATCGGCTCCCATTGATGTTTGCCTGCAAGATACGCTCTTGAGTTATAAACCGGAACTTCAATTTCTTCAAAGTTTACAACTGGTCTAGTCACGTCTACTACCTGCTTTGTTAACTCAGTTACCTCGCCGATACTTACACCAAAGTTTTCTAGTGAAACTCGGAAACGGTACTGTAACTTCGGCATTAACAAACCTTGGGTTGATGCACTTGCATCATTAGCCAACGGTACTGTTATTTTCGAAAGTGTTGATATTGACATTGTCTCTAACTCCTAATTATAATAATATTTATCAAATAGAAGCCCTAATAATTTAGGGCTCTATTTTACCTTTATGCCGATCCTGATATTTCACCTGTGTTAAATATTCTTAATGGAATATACACAAATTCAACTGCTTTAACAGGTTCAATAGCAATGTCTAGATACAACTCGTTTCTATCAATTCTTGATGGTGTGTTATTAGATTCGTCACACACAACAAGATAATCGTATAATGCTCTCTGACCTGCAAGTTCTAGTAATAAACTTTCAGCGGCTTGTTTAATCTGATCCCTTGTAATCTTATCATTTGGTTCAAAGATATAAGGCTTAGCAAGTTTGTTAAGTTGACTACGTAAGTAAATTACCAAACGTGCTACATTAATTCTATCCAATGCACTAGCATTAGGTGAACGTGTCTTTTGACCAAAGTTAACAAGTCCAGCACCTGTAATAAATGTAATCGGGTTTACGCTTACACCATACAGTGTATCTCTCTGGCCTTCATTCAATGCAACTGCTACAAATTCGCCTTCTGCATCAATGTAACCTGTTGATGTTGCATTAGTAATGTTGCCTCTTCTAGTACCTGCTGGTGCAAACCAAGGATAACTTACTTGGTCACTTAACGCAATAGTACGTAGCATCATGTGACTTGGTG